AAAGGTGCAGGTATGACAGCCAAAGGTGTGGCTAAGTACAAGAAGGACAATCCCGGAAGTAAACTAAAGACAGCAGTAACTGGCAAAGTAAAGGCTGGAAGCAAAGCTGCTAAACGTAGAAAGTCTTATTGTGCAAGAAGCTTAGGGCAAATGAAGAAGTTTCCTAAAGCAGCAAAAGACCCTAACAGTCGCCTGAGACAGGCTAGAAAAAGATGGAAATGTTAAGAGCAATTAATTTTAAGTTATTTAAATTATTTAACAGAATAGGCAACAGTTTTTACAGACGCTACGTAAATGAGTTGCACAGGAGTCAAGGGAGAGTATAATGCTAGGTGCATTGATAGGTCCTATTGCTAATCTAGCTTCAAGCTGGATGAACAGCAAAGTTGAGAAAGTTAAAGCTGACGGGCAAGCTAAGGTAGCCCAAGCTAGAGCTAAAGCAGTTGTTGCAGAGAAAGTAGCAACAGGTGAAGTCCAATGGGAGAAGTCTATGGCAGACGCTACAGATTCAAGCTGGAAGGATGAATTTGCTTTAGTTGTCTTATTAGCTCCAGCGATTTTAGTTTTCATTCCTAGTATGACTGAGTACGTTAGGATAGGCTTTGAAGTTCTTAATACACTTCCTGAATGGTATCAGTATCTTTTGTTTATAGCAATTAGTGCATCGTTTGGAATTAAGGGGGCAGGAGCAGCAATGAAAATTATGGGGAAGAAATAATGAAGGGCGTAAAGCATTATCTAAAAAATGGAACGTTGTATACAGGTGCATCACACAAGATGAAGGATGGCACTTTGCATACTGGCAAAACTCACACTAAGACGAGCAAACCTTTATCTCACATGAAGGACTTATCTAAAACAGCACAAGCTAAAGCAAAGAAGGGTTAAAGACAATGGCAGTAGGAACACACAAAACTAAGTCTGGTAAAACAGCTAAGAAGGGTTTGTATTACAACATTAACCAGAAGAAAAAGGCTGGTGACAGTGCTACTAAGAAGAAGTCAAGTATATCTCCTAAAGCATATGCTAATATGCAGGCAGGCTTTCCTAAGAAAAAGAAAAAGGTTTAACAATGAAATACGATGCTGATGAACTAGTCAAGATGATTGCCTTACATGAAGGTCTACGACTTAACGTATACCAAGACCACTTAGGCATAGATACGGTGGGAATTGGCAGAAACTTGCAGGATAGGGGTATCACAGACGGTGAGCTATCCTACATGAATAAGACCACCGAAGAAATATATGAAGTGGGTCTTACAGAAGAAGAAGCGTATTATCTTTGCATGAATGACATAGCCATCGTAGAAAAAGAACTCCTTGCCAACAAGCCAATAGTAAATCAGGTAAATGCTGTAAGACAAATGGTACTTATAGACATGGCATTTAATATGGGTGTTCCAAGATTAATGAAATTTAAGGATATGTGGTTAGCCATAGAAAAAGTAAATTACATCGCAGCTTGCGAAGAGATGATTGATTCTAGGTGGGCAGACCAAGTAAAAGGCAGAGCTATGAAGCTATCCTTAGCAATGAAAAATGGAGAGTGGACTTGACCATAGAAACCAGATGTTGTGACACTTGTACTTGCTACGAGTGTAATCCTGACGAATGTAATTGTGATTGCCACTGCGAATGTAAGCCTGCAGTAAAAGGTGATGATTGAATTTGTACTTGTGTTTATGATGGGGTTAAGAATCATAGATCAAACGCAAACCTTTGAAGATATAAATAAATGCTTATACTTTGCAGAACGACTACATAGGCAACCGTCTATACCACAGAAGCAAGGAGCTAATTTACAGATAACTGCATACTGCAAACCTATAAGGAAAAAGTAATGGACCCAATGACTATAAGCATTGCAGTTGGTGTAGCATCAAAAGCATTTAGTGCAATTAAACAAGGTTTTGCTGTAGGCAGAGACTTAGAGAAGATGTCAGGAGATGTAAGCAGATGGATGGGAGCAGCTTCAGATGTGGACAACGCACAGAAGCAAGCTAAGAATCCCGGTATATTTGGTAAGGTATTTGGAGCAGGTAGTATTGAGACAATAGCTCTGCAAGCTTATGCTGCTAAGAAGAAACTAGAAGAACAAAGGTATGAACTAAAGATGTACCTAAACATGACCCAAGGACCACAGGCTTACGATGAGCTACTAGAGATGGAAGGTCAGATACGTAAGGAAAGACAAGCTACTATATATAAGCAACAGAAGCTTAAAAAACAGATAGGTGAAGCTATAGCAATAATTGTTGTAGTAGCTATAGTGGGTGGTTTCTTAGCCTTACTAGGAACAGTATATTTTAATAGAGCACAAGCAGATGAGTTTAAAAAAACCACAACAGTCATTAGCCAATTGGACTAAACAAAAGTGGAGAACTAAAAGTGGCAAGCCTAGTACACAAGGGTCAAAGGCTACAGGTGAGCGTTATCTCCCTACGAAAGCGATTAAAGCTTTATCTAGTGCAGAATACTCAGCCAGTTCGGCTGCTAAGCGAAAAGCAAGTGCAGCAGGTAAACAAATATCTAAACAGCCAAAAAAGGTTGCACAGAAAACGAAGAGGTACAGATGAAACTAAAAACATACTTGATATACTTGGACATGGCTAAACCATTCCTAAAGATTGGTAATTGGTTATACAACAAACATGTACAAGCGTTACGTAAGTCACAAGGGAGATAGTCAATGTTTGGTGCTCTTATAGGACCTATAGCTAATCTAGCATCTAGTTGGATGAGCAGTAAGGTTGAAAAGGTTAAAGCAGATGGACAAGCTAAGGTTGCACAAGCTAGAGCTAAAGCAGTTGTAGCTGAAAAAGTAGCAACAGGAGAAGTAGCATGGGAGCAATCTATGGCTGATTCTACAGATAATTCGTGGAAAGACGAATTTGCCTTGATTGTTTTATTATTACCTGCTATACTAGTTTTTATACCAAGTATGACGGAATATGTAAGAGTAGGCTTTGAAGTTCTTAACACGTTACCTGAGTGGTATCAATACTTACTATTTATAGCAATTAGTGCATCCTTTGGAATTAAAGGTGCTGGTCAAGCAATGAAGATAATAGGAAAAAAATGAATTTAATTAAACTACAGGATGAGATAGCTAATGACGAAGGTGTTAAGTATGAGACATATCGTTGCTCTTTAGGACATTTAACAGGGGGAATTGGACACCTGATTACCGAGTGGGATGAAGAGATATATGCAGGTCCTATAGGAACAAAGATACCACATGAACAAGTGGATGCATGGTTTGCGAAAGACATAGAAACAACTATAAAAGATTGTAATCTATTATTCTCGCAATTTAATAACCTGCCTGATGAGATACAACATGTATTAGCTAACATGTGTTTTCAATTAGGTAGACCAAGGCTGTCTAAGTTTAAGAACTTAATTGCTGCTGTCAATGATTTAGATTGGCAGAGCATGGCAGATGAGATGGAAGACAGTAATTGGTATAAGCAAACAACTAACCGTGCCGAAAGATTGATAGCACGAGTTGATAGGCAGTTTACTAGGGAAGAAGTACCGTCATGAGTAGAGAATTAACTGAACGACAAACAAAGTTTCTAGCTGTTTTATTTGATGGAGCAAACGGAGATGTTGTACAAGCAAAGATACTAGCAGGTTACTCTGAAGGCTCTAGTACTACTGACATAGTTAAATCCTTAAAGGATGAGATACTAGAAGCCACTCAGCTTTACATGAGCAGGAACGCACCTAAAGCTGCTATGGCTATGGTGGGTGGTCTATATGATCCCACAGAGCTAGGCATTAGAGATAAGATGGCTGCAGCTAAAGAGTTACTTGATAGAACAGGCTTAGTGAAGACAGAGAAGATGCAAGTTGAAAGCACAGGTGGTGTTATGTTATTACCTGCAAAGAACGATGGATAGAAGTGTAGGCAAGTGGAAACTTCCACAGCCAACGGATTTAAAAGATGAAGACGAACAAGAATGGGTACAGATACCACGCATAGCTAGGACTGTTCCATTTGGATATAAGTTAAATGAAGAAGACCCTGATTTACTTGACCCAATACCATATGAACTAGAAGCAATAGAATTAGCTAGAAAATATATTAAACAGTATTCTTATCGTGATGTAGCTAATTGGATTACAAAGAAAACAGACAGAGTTATATCTCACGTAGGGTTACGGAAAAGGTTAATGCATGAAAGACAACGTAAGAACAAGGCTAGAACTCTCCGAAAGTGGTCTGAGTACGCAGAAAAGGCGATACAAAAAGCGAAAGCCATTGAAGAAGAAAGAACAGGTTCAAGAGCCTAACATACAGGAAGTAGCAGACGTAGAAGCTGTGCCTGTATCCGAACAGAATATAGTATTTAAACCTAACGTAGGACCTCAGACTGATTTCCTTGCAGCAGGAGAAAGAGAAGTACTGTATGGTGGTTCAGCAGGAGGTGGTAAATCTTATGCCATGCTTGCAGACCCTTTAAGATATATGGGTCATCCATCGTTTAGTGGTTTGTTACTACGACATACAACAGAAGAATTAAGAGAACTTATATATAAGTCAAAAGAAATATACCCTCAGATATGGAAGGGTATAAAGTG